ACCTTCCCCTGGCCGGGGTGTTCCAATCTGCACGTGCCGATCACGATGACCGGCATCGAAGCCATGAAGCCGCGCCTGATCGAATCGGTGCTCGGAGAAGACCCGCCGATCATCACGAAGGCGACGGAGGCGCAGGACGAGGCCCAGCAGGAGCGCGTGGAAACATTCCTCAACTGGCAGATCCAGACGCAGATGGATCTGGCGCCCAAGGTCGCGGAATCGGCGCATCGCTTCCTGATGCCGGGCACGGTGTACGCCAAGACCTGGTGGAAGCTCCAGGAGCGCCGCGTGCAGGCGATCCGGGTCTTTCCGCCGGACACGGCGCTCGACGTCATCCTCGACGCGGTGTTGGGCGACGACGTGCCGACGAAGACCGTGAGCCAGAAGGGGGGCGATTTCCCGTCGTGGCGGATCACGGTCAGGACGCCGCAGCACCGGGAACGCGAGGCCACGCTGACGCTGCACATCCTGCCCGATGCCATCCAGGCGCTCCTGGACCGGATCGAAGTGGTGTACGAGGGGCCGGACGTGGAGTTTCCCGCCGCCGAAGACATGATCGAGCCGACGAACGCCGGGAGCGATCCGCAGCAGTTTCCCTGGATCATGCAGCGGCTCTGGCTGGACGAATCGCGCCTGCGCCAGAAAGTCCGCCAGGGACGCTTCTACGAGGACGCGGTCGAGCTGCTGATCCGTGGCGAGACGCCGGGCGGGGACACGACGCAGTTCGATGCCGCCGGGGTCCGCACGACGCGCGCGCAGGTGGAAGGCGTGGAGGAATTCGGCGAGTCGTCCGTGCGGGGCCAGGAGTACGCGGTGCTGGAATGCTACTACCGCTACGACCTCGATGAAGACGGGCTTGACGAGGAGTTGGTATTCTGGGTGTGCCCGGAGCGCGGGGACCTGCTGCTCGGATGGGACTACCTCGACAATCTCTACGCGACTGGGCGGCGCCCGTTCCGCAAGGCATGCTATTTCCCGGTGCCGGGACGGTCGAAGGGGCTCTCGTTCCCGCAGATCGTGCAACCGATCCAGGACGAGATCAACACGATCCACAACCAGCGCGTGGACAACGGCACGATCCGCAATAGCTGCACGTTCTTCTATCCAAAACACTGGACACTGGCGCCCCAGCAGGAGCGCGTGCGCCCCGGTGAGGGCGTCGCGGTGGACGACCCCACGCGCATCACCTGGCCGCAGTGGCCCGGTGGGGACAGCTTCGGCCAGAACGAAGAAGCCCTCCTCATGCAGATGCTGGAGCGCCTCACGGGGCAGTCGGATCTCTCGCTCGGGCGACAGCCGAACCGGGTCGGCGCCACGCGCACGGCCACGGGCACGTCGTCCTTGCTGGCCGAAGCCGGGTTGCGCTTCAAGACGGCCATGACGAGTTTCCAGCGGTTCTGGGCGAACATCTTCTCGGATATCCTCGCGCTCGATCAGCAGTACCTCCCCGACGGCGTGGAGTTCCGGGTGACGGGCAAGGTCCCCGAGATCATCAAGCTCACGAGCCGGGCCGACATCGCGGGGCGCTACGACGTGCGGGTGGCAGCGACCAGCGACACGCTGAACCGCCAGCAGATGCGGGACGACGCGACGGCGAAGCTCCAGATGCTCCTGAATCCCGTCATGCTCCAACTGGGGCTCGTCGGCAAAAAGGGCCTCTCTCGCGGGGTGCGCCGGTGGCTCCAGGCCTATGGCGAGCAGGACCCGGATCTGATCCTGGAGCCGATGCAGGACCCCGTCGTCCGTACGCCCGAGCAAGAGCACGCCATGTGGAGTCACGGGGACACGTCCGCCGAGCCGACCCTGGCGGAGAATCTGGGCCAGCATCTCGACGCGCATCAGGCGCTGCTCGCCAACCCAGCGGCCCGCGCCATGCTCTCGCCGGAGACGATCCAGGCCATCGAGGCGCACGTGGCCAAAACCATCCAGTTGGCGCAGATGCAGGCCGTCATCCAGCAGATGCAGCAGAAAGGCGCGGGCCCGCAGGGGGCGCCTGCCGTGGGCGAGCAGTCCCAGAACGCCCAGATCGGACGGCAGGAGGGTATGAACGGCCAGCCCGGGGCGCCCGCGCAGGCTGGGCCGGGGGCCGGGATGCCGCAGCCTGGAGGGATGCAGCGTGGATAATCGGCTGATCCATCGCGCCACGGTCCTCCGCGAGTGGATGGGCACGGAGTCCTACGCGCTCGTACAGGCGATGCTGAAAGAATTGCACGCGCGGCGTATGGACATGCTCGTGACCGGCACCAAGGAGCAGTTCGACCAGAACGTGGGCCACCTCCTGGGGCTGACGGAGGCGATCCGGTTAGCGGAGCAGACAGTCCTTGACGAAGCGCGACAGCGGCCGCGGGAGGTGAGCCATGCCACGTAGCGCCCATTACGGCGGCAAAGGAGCCAAGGTGATGAAGAGCATGGTGGACACCTACGGGGCCAAGAAGGCCAAGCGCGTGTTTTACGCGACCGAAAAGAAGCGGAAGTCGAACATGCCCAAGGGTGTGTCGCAGAGCCCGAAGGGCGACATTGGGATGCACCGCCAGATGGAAGCCAGGATGGCTGGGGGCTTCCACGCCAAGACGCTGTCGGCGTCCTCACACTTCAAGAAAGGTCGGTAAATGAAGAAGCTCAGTTTTCCGAGTGGCAGCAACGTGGCGGACAAGCGCGCCGCCGAACAGGCGAAGATCAAGGGCTTCAAGAAGCCGGGCGCCGCGCCCAGCAAGGGCACACTCAAGTAGCACGACGCCGCGCCCACGTGACGGGCGAGAGAGGGCATCATGGCTGACGAGGAGACCGTACACGAGCCGGACCCGGTCCCGGCAGAGGTGGTCGAACCCGAGATCGTCGAGGACGCGCCCCTTGCGGGGGACGCCCGTCCGACGCGCAATGTGCTCGCCGAGATCCAGCGGCGTGATCGGGATCGCCAGCAGCAACTGACGAAGATCGAGCGCCAACAGTTGGAGATCCTTGCGGCCTTCCAGGCGATGCAGACGCGCCCGGCCGTGCCTGCACCCACCGCACCCGGCAGCGACTACACCGATGAGCAGCTGGGGCAGCTCGCGGCGGCGGCGAACCCGGAGGCGCTCCGCCTCCTCGTGGAGCGGCAGACCCAGCGCGCCGCAGCGTCCCATATGCAGCAGTTCACCCAGGGCCAAGCGGTGCAGGCGGGGCTCACGGAGTTCTTCCGCCAGTACCCGATGCTCCGGGAGGACCCGCAGCATCCCTTGACCCAGGCCGTCTATGCCACACGGAATCGGATGCTGGCTTCCGGGTGGGGGCAGGGGCTCCAGACGGATCTCGAAGCGATTACCAAGACGATCGCGACGGCGCCGCACCTGGCCGTTGCCGCGCAGCCGGTGTCGCAGGACACCACGCGACGGGCGGGCGTCACCGCTCAGCAGTCGATAGACGGCGCGGCCCCGCGCCGCAGTCCCCAATCGGGGCAGACGCAATCGGTGCGACCGCTGGACAAGCAGGTGGCGGGTATTGCCCGGCGTATGAACATCAAGGACCCGCAGGGCAGTCTCAAGCGGTTCATGGACCGCCAGCAGGCCGGACGCTCCACGGTCTCACCGGCCATTCAGCAGGCGGTCAGAGAGGAAGGGCAAGCGTGATGGCTGGCGCCCCCCGCTTAGGGCAACGCTTCGTGAAGCACCCGGCCTCAACCGGTCTCGATTCGGCCACGGAGGACCTGTTGCACGTCCCCGAGCCCGAGCACATCGGGACTGTCTCCCAAGAACGCCTCGCGCAGGTCATCGCCGAGACCGTGCCGCCGCCCCCGTGGGAGGTCGATCCCTCGTATGATCGGCACGACTCCGATGCGCGCAAGTTCGTCAAGGTTCCTGACAACGTGACACTCCGTTGGCTCAACCCCAAACTGGTCAGTCAGACCGGGTTGCGAGACTGGCAGGCCGTGCCCGCGAAGGGCGATAGCCGCTTCACGCTCAAGCTGAAGACCATGGCCGCCCCGGACAACACCATCCGTCGGGGCGATCATAACGGCGACTTCCTCGCGTGGATGTGGACCGCATGGGTGGACTCGCGCACGCACCTCAAGCGCGCGAGGGTGGACCGGCAAAACCGGAAATCCACCGACACGATGCAGGCGACGCAGGCGGCGTACAACTCGGGCAAGTTCGGCCGATACGTGAAAGCCGGCGAAGCGCATCACCCCACGCATACGATGGCCGAAGGCCGCACGATGGACAAGGACTGATCGCATGAGGAGTCCATGCCCTACCTGAGAAAGGATACCGACGCACCGTTCGGGCTCGCGCCCTATTCGGTGCCGCTCCGGGTCGCACAATACACCAAGGCCTCCACCACCAACATCTTCGCCGGGGACCTCGTTGAGGTCCTGAACACGGGCCTCGTCCGCAGCATCGCCTCGCAGGACGGCGCGATGCTGATCGTCGGCGTCTCGGCGGAAACGACCGTCAGCGCCTCGGCGGGCACCACCGTCATGGTCTATGACCATCCGGACCAGCTCTACACGGTCCAGGACGACGACGTTGGGACCGCCATTGCCGAGACCCATATCGGCAACAGCTTCCTCGCGACGGGACTCACCCCCGGCACGGCCGCCCAGGTCACGCGCGGGCGGTCCATCACCGAGATGGACACGTCCACCGCGAATGCCACCGTCGGCGTGCCGCAACCCTTGCAGTTCATTCGGCTGCACGAGATCGAAGGAGCCAGTTACCCGGCCGCCGCCGGCAGCCCCCGCAAAGTCGTCGTCAAGGTCATTGCGGGCTATCACCTCTTCGCCACCCAGTCCGGCGTGATCTAAGGGAGACCGACTAAACCATGGCGACCTTTAGAACCGCGCTGCCAGACAACTACCTGTCGCGACTGGCGTTCCTCGAAGACGTGCTGTTCGACGAGATCAAGGTGGAAGACGGCGTCGTGCCGTCGGTGGTCAAGGTGCGTGACATGGGCAACCGCCCGTTCATCAACACCACGACCATCGCCAGCTTCGGCTCGGTGCCGATCAAGCCGGAAGGCCAGGACGTCGCCTACGACGATCTGGCGCAGGGCTACAACAAGCAGTACCTGGCCGACACCTACGAGCTGGCGTTCATGACCTCCAAGGAAGCGCTCGATGACGAGCAGGAGGAGACCGTCTCGGACGCCGCCCGGGCCCTCGGGGCCTCGATGACGTTCACCTACAACACGGACCACGCGAACCTCTACAACAACGGGTTCACGACCACCACCGGGTCGCCCGATGGCGTCGCGATCTTCAGCGCGTCCCATCCGCTGATCGGTGGGGGCAACGGGTCCAACACGCTCGGCACGGCGGCCGATCTGTCGGTCCAGTCGATGCGCGATCTGATGAACGTCATTCTCGATACCGTGGATGACGCGGGCAAGCTGCTCCACTGGCGGGCGCGGACCTTGCTGGTCCCCGGGGAACTCGGGTGGCTGGCGAAGGAGCTGGTGCGCTCGACAGAGCGGCCGGATACCTCGGATCGCGCGATCAACGCCTTCCGGGATGACGATCTCAACGTCGTTGTGTGGCCGTATCTCACGGACGCCGATGCGTGGTTCTTGCTCGGTGAGCCGAACACGATGAACATCCGGTCGTACTGGCGGGAGAAGCCGAACACACTTCACGACTGGGATTTTGATAAATCCGCGATGAAGGTAAAGGAAAGGGCGCGCTGGATTCGCGGGTGGAGTGACTACAAAGGTGTTGCTGGTTCGGCTGGAGCATGAGGTAGAATAGATGCATGAGAGCCGTCGGGAAGAAGCGGTGTACGCGATGCCACAGGTCGAAGTCGCGCCTGTCATTCGCGGTCTATCGTGGCTCTCCCGACGGCTTGCAGTACAACTGCAAAGCCTGTCAGCACGTGTACTACGTCAACCGCTACAAGAAAAAGAAACAGCACATCCTCACGGTCACCAAGGCCTATCGGACGACGCATCAGACAAAGGTCTCAGGCTACAAGCGCCGCTACTACGAGGCGCACAGGGAACAGTACAAGATCGATCTCCGGCGTTGGCGCAAAGCCAATTGGCGTCGTCACTACGTGAATTCTCTCGCCAAGCGCCAAGCGTTGCTCCGCGGCGCGACGATCTCCGACTTCACGCTGGAGGACTGGATCGAGGTGCTGGAGCAGTACGGCTACCAATGCGCGTATTGCAAGAGCACGTCGAAGCTGACCATGGATCACATCGTGCCGCTGTCCAAAGGCGGCCAGCATACGCAACGCAACATCGCCCCTGCGTGCGGTCCCTGCAATTCACGCAAGGGCGCGACACTCCTCTAAGGGGCCGTGACCGTCCGTGTTCACCGCATGGGAGGAGTTTGTTCACGTTCTGAACATCCATACGCCTGAATCGACAGGCTAAGGGCGGAAGCCCGAGGAAAGCCAAGGAGCGTCTATGGGTTTGTCTGGCGTCAGTGGGCCCTTCCGGGGCGCGTATACCTATCTGAACTTCGGCACAGCATCGATCGGGGCCACCACCGGCAACGTCGGCTCCATCCAGCAGAACATGTGGGTCTACACGGTGCCCGCAGGCATGGACCTCGTGGTCGTCGAGGGACAGTTCTTCTGCGGCGCGATCGGCACCAACACGCGGGTCAATCTGCTTGCGGGCGGCGCGTCAATCCTGAAGAACGACGGCAATAGCGCCACCGCGCACGGCGTCGGATTGGTCAGCGCCGGGCAAACGGCGACGAACGGCAGCGTCACGGCGACGATCTCCACGGGCATCTTTGGGACGGCGGCGACGAATATTCTCACGCCGACCACGGCATCGGGCAAGACCGCGCCGTTCTATGGGGCCTTGATCCCCGCCGGGGCGACGCTCTGCGCCAGCGTGTCGAACGGCACGACGGCCACTGGGCAGGTGACGGGAACGATTCTGTGCTTCCCGATGTCCCATCCGACCATTGTCCGAAGCGCGTTTGAGTAAGGGGGGCGTCCCGTGGGTAGCTATACGTGCAATCTGCCGACGCTGACCATCGACAGCGGCTTTGCGTCCTCGTCGGTGCTGACGGGGTTCGAGGACGCCTCGGCGCTCATCATCATGGCCCCAGCCACCCTGACGGGCACGATCACGATCCGTATCGCCACGGAATCCAGCGGCGCCACGGCGTCGTCCACCTTCGCCGATTACCAGTCCGGGGGGTCGGACATCACGATCGGCCAGGGTAACTCCGCGCAACTGACGCCGCCCCTTGGCGGCTCGCTCATCCTGGTGTCGTCGAGTCTGGAGGCCGCGCGGCGGTACTTCCAGGTCCAGAAGCGGTTTAGCGTGGGAGGGGCCTGAGCCATGGACTTCGTGCAGGCCAAGGCGATTCTCGACAAGTTCGCGTCCGTGTACCGCGCGGCGGAATTCATGGCCGAGGCGCTGGAGACGGCGGCCTCGTTGGAACGGCGGGCCATGGAGTTGCAGAACAACGTGGATCATCTCGGCAAGCAGCAGGCCGAGGCGCAGCAGACACTCGCGGCGCTCGAAACGGCCGGCGGAGAGGCGCAGCGTCGGTTCGCGGAGCAGCAGGTGCTGGAGCGGCGCCACACGCAAGACGAGGCAGATGGGGTGCTCCGGCGCGCGGAGGAGACCCGCGCGGCCATTGAGCAGGGCATCACCATGGCGCAGGCGAGGCTGGCGGAGTATACCCAGCGCGCCGATGCCACGATCGCGGACCTCGACCGTCAGATAGAGGAGAAAACGCATGCTGTGGAACGGCTGGAGGCATCGGTGGAGGCGCTCCGAGCCCAAGCGCGCCAGGTCCTCAACTAGCGTGTCGCGCATCGCGGTCGCGGTTGCCCTCGACTCCGTGAGCGCGACCGCCAATATCTCGTGACTCTGCCAGACCGGACGTGGGTGCCGATCGCCGCCCCCCCCGTCGGCATCGGCGCCTCGCCCGCCGGGTTCGGCATGAAGGCGGGCGGCGTCAGCGTAGATACGCGCCGCCAGCGTATCCGCGTGCTCGGTGGGGATGTCAAGTCGAACGCGCAGACCTCCGGCACCAACACGAACACCCTCTTTGAGGGGGCGGTGCTCGATGATCCCCTGCGGATGGCGTGGCGCATGGTGAAGCCGGAATGTCCGAACCCCGCGACGGACGTGTACTACCCGAAGCGCCCGGATCGGCCGATGTACTGCTACGACTCGACGCGAGACCGGGACATCGAGTGGATCGGGTTCGGCGACAACCAGCCGGTGCCCGGCTGCCCCGCGTGGTTCGATCCCCGCATCAAGCTGATCCGGGGCGCGGCCATTTACAATCCGCGCACGGAACTGTGGGAAGAAGGCGACTGGCCGCCGCCGCCCTTTGAGTGGTTGCATGGGCCGAAGCCTGCTGGCGCACGGTACGACAATCTGCTTGGCGACTGGCTCTCGGAGACTGGCGCAAATCTCGGCCGCGCCTACGGCGGTGACAGCCAGATGGAATGGTGCGGTGCCTACGATCCGACGAGCGATCGGGTCTACGACATGCTCTACGAGGGCGGGTGGGGCGCGACGATTCGTGTCCTTGATCTGACTGCGGGTACGTGGCGCCGCAAGCAGTTGTACGGTGTGGCCGGGGAACTGCGCGGTGTGGACATGCACCGCTGCCAGACGGCCATCGTCCCCGGCGAGGCGTTGTGGTGGTACTCCCGACGCCTGAAGGGGCTGGTCCGCTGGGACTTGAACCTCGCGGAGCGCACGGAGCGCCTCGTCGCCAGTATGCCCGCCGAGGCGTACCAGCCGGTAGACACGTCGAAGAACGGCACGTACCAGGACGCCTGCGCCTTCGATTCCGTCAATCGGATCGTGATGGCGATCCCGTGGTACACGTTCAACGGGGACTTCCCCGGAGTGCTAATCGTCAAGGTGGACCCGCCCTACGAGACCGAGTGGATTCCCATGCGCGCGCCGACAGTGGACGACTTCACGGGGATCACGCGCCTCCCGTGGGGCAATCGGCTGGTCTACCTCCCGTGGTCGCATGCGTTCTACATCCTCGGCGGCCACAATCCAGGAAACGGCGTCAATCGTCCCGCACGCGATCCCGACCCGACGCTCGCCACGAAGGAACTGACGCGCTGGCACTGGCTGTTCCGGCTCGGGGGAATCCCGTCGTCGCCACCTGCGCCCCCTGCCCCACCTGACCCGGAGCCGGGGACCGTCCCGCCGACGCCACCACCGACCCCGCCGCCCACGCGGCCCACCGTCATGCCCCACCTGACCCGGAGCCGGGGACCGTCCCGCCGACGCCACCACCGACCCCGCCGCCCACGCGGCCCACCGTCACCGTCACCATCACGGCACCGCCAGAGGTGGACGTGCAGGTGATCCGAGGCTGATATGGCCACGGTTGTCCTGTGAAGACGATGGCGATGATAGACGCCGAGTTGCAGGCGCTCCGGTTGGTGCGGGACCGGTTGCGCGAGGAAGTGCATGCTCGAACCATCAAGGAGGTAGTTTATGCGAGCCGCTATACGGATCGGCCTACTGGCCCTGAGCCTCGTCGTTGCTCTCATCCCTGCCTCCGCTGTAGCAGGGCAAAACGTCCTCACGTGGACGGACACGAACAGCAACGAACTCAACACGAAGATCGAGCGGGTGATCGTGCCCGATCTTCCGAGTTGTACAGCCGCAACGCCGGGCTTTGGTGAGATCGCGCAGACCGGCGTGGACATCGCCACCTTTACGGACCTCGCGGTCAGCGAAGGGGTGACGTACTGCTACCGCGTGCGCGCGTGGAATACCGCAGGTGATTCGGCGTACTCGAATGTCGCGGCGCGCCTCGTCCCTTTTACCCTGCCCAGTGCTCCGTCTGGGCTCTCGGTCAACTGAACGGGGTATGGACCTTCGAGCTTCGGTGCCCGTCCGGTGGGTAGCGCCCTACGGCTGCTGGTGGCGACATGGGGCGTCGTCTGTCTGCTCGTGGCGCCGGCCTACGCCCAACCGGCCGCGCCGTCGGGGCTCAGCGTCGGGGGGAGTGCGGTAATGGCCGCAGCGGTCGTGCAGGCTGTGTTTGCTGATGTGGCGGCCTCACCGGTCTCGGCCACGCTCACTACGACGGCCGGGAATGCTGTTGTGGTGTACGTCTTTGGTTCTGCCGCATTTACCCAGACCGCTGGCGATACGCTAACCGCAGATCGCTCCAGGAACGCTTCGGGCGACCTCAAAACGCTCTATTCGAATCTCAATGTGGCCGGCGGGAGCACGACCTACACGTTCACTAATGCCTCTGGCGCGATGTCGATGATCGTGGTGGAGGTGAGTGGACTTCTCACCGCTGCCGCCTTTGATGCGTCAGCCGACACGGATTTTTCTATCGCGACCACCCATTCCTCAGGGACAACGGGGACGACGGCGCAGGCCGACGAGTTCGTGCTTGCGGGGTTCCATTTTGATGGATCTGGCTCGACGGGTTTCACGAGTCTGTCGAATGGCTTCACCCTCGCCATCTCTCCCGCGAGTTTGACGATGGGGGCGGGGATCAATCAACGCTGTGCTGTCGCGTATTTGATTACCTCCTCGACGGGAACCTTTGAAACGACCCTGACGAGCGACAACGCGGCAGGAGATGCAATGATCGGCACCTACAAAGCCGCGGCGGCCGGGGCGGCGGTCACATATCCAATGCTGGAACGCAGTGCCCGAGGCATCGAACGCGGCATCCTGATCGGAGAGGTGC